TACCAGCATCTAACTTAAAGCCAGCTTGACCTGAAGTAAATGTACCAGGTAATGCTTCAGTCCATACTTGAGTAGATATTTGAGCAGCAGTTGGTGGAGTTACTGATAATGAATAACCAGTCTTGTCAGAAACAGTACCAGCAGTAACTGAACCTCCAGCAGTAATAGCAAGAGTTGAAAAGTTAGTAGGAAATGTCTGAGTTAAAGAATAACCAGTTTTATCATTATTTGTAGCAACTGTAACTTGACCAGTAGCATTACCAGTCGATATAGAACCAGTTGTACCTTGTGCTACGTTAGGCACAGCAGTAAGACCTAATCTAACTAAATCATAAGCATCATAAGCCATTACTTGGATTACAGCATTATATTGTCTACAGTTAGAAGATTGAATATTTGTGTTAATAATACCAAGAGTACCAACTTCTGCTGCTGTTAACTCTAAATAATAACAACCAGAAGCAGATTGACCAGCAACAAGAGTTTCAAGAGTTACAGCATTAGTAGTAGCAACAAAAGTACCACCATTTGTGCTAATATAAGAAGCAGGAGATGTAGGTGTAGTAGGTGTAAAACCATCAGTAGAAGATACAAATAATACTGGTATTCTTCTTCTTGCTGCTGTTGCTTCTGATTGTTTGATTTGATACATTTATTGCCCTCTGTATTTGCTGTTGTATTTTATCGTTTAGAAATCTATCTGATTAAATCCAGCTGGTAAAGAATAAACTGATGCTCCACCTGTCTGTACATATTGTATTGTTTCAAACTCTAAAAATCCTTGACAAGCATTAGTAGTAGTTTCAGTGTAAGTTGTGCCATTATAGTTAACTTTATTAGCAACAACTCCATTCCTGATATCTGTCATACTTTGAGCATTATAGTTAACACAATGACGTAAAAGTGGTGTAGTACCAGATATTTGAGCAAGCATTATATAATATTTTGTACCTGCTGTTAATGTAATAGGAGATGGAAAAGTAAATGTAGGTTGAGAACCAGTTGTTACAAAATCTCCATCTAATGTTGCTTGTCCTAATAATGTACCAGCAGCATTTCTAACATTTAAAGCAAAAACAGTACCAACAACTACAGTAGTAACATTTAAAGTTGCTCTTTTGAGGATTAAATCAGGACCAGTTGCTGGAAACTGTATTGTAGTACCAACTTCATTAGGAGAAACCATTGCTATTTCTGAACCTGAAAGAGTATATGTACTTCTTCCATAATATTTTGTTCCACTATATAGAAAAAATCCTCCACCAGGTCTTGTAATAGGACCTGTCCATACACCAGATGTTCTTGTATTAGGACCAATCAACTTATCAACTATTTTGTTTGAGCAAGCTGAAGCAATACTAACACTACCTGTATATCCACTTGTAGCATTACGGATTACAACATATATAGGAGTACCTTTAGTCAATGACAAAGATGTAACTGTAATAGTAGCCCAACCACTACCAGATGCTGGAGCAGTCCAAGTGCCAGATGTAGTAAAAGTACCATTTGGCATACCAGTAGTAGCATCTATACCTTGTATACCAACATCAAAAGTTGCTGGAGATGGAGTTGTATTGATAGTGTATTGAAATATTATTGTAGTTATAGTAAATGTCTCTGTTGGTACATAATACCAAGCACAACCACCATTACTACCTCCAATAGTGGTACTCGCTGATCCAAAGTTAACGGTAGCAAATCCATCAAGAGGTATGACAAGTTTATTTGTTGGTACTGATATTGTAGCCATTATCCGTTAAATCCTCCATTAAACATAGGAGATGCATTGATATAACCACCACCAGAAGCAGCATCATTATATCTAATACTATCAATATCAATATGCCAAGGTAATATTTTTGTATTATCCTCGGTAAATGTACCTGAAGCTTTTGTAGTATATGTTGATGTAAATGCTCCATTAACTTCTTTATAGTTTGTACTCATAGGATAAGTTTGCCAAGTAGGTGTATTAGTAAATGTGCCTGTAAATGCCATCATAATGTAATATTTAGTTGCTGGTTCAATCCAAATATCAGATGCTGTTGCATTGAAAAAATAAGCATTACCAGTAGTATTACTTGTATTTATTCTATCGGTATCTTGTGTTTCAAAAGTATACAATAAAGTACCAGCAGAGTTATATATTTTACAAATATATGACATACCAGGATTTCCACCAGTAGCAGCATTAGTTAAAGAGTTCATAAAAGAAATGCCATATACTCTTATTGCTGGATGGTTTGAATCTAACTGTACTGAAAATCCATATTCTGTTGTTGAAGAAACAGTTATAGCAGTAGGATTTTCTGACGGAATAGGCATATATGCACTGTACCATTGAGTACTACTGCCATAAATAGCATTAGCACCACTATTAGTAGCACGAGACCACGCAGAAGCAGTTCTTGTTGCTGCCCTCCAGTGGCTAAAAAACTGGATAGATAAAAGAGTTGTAATATAAAGAGTTACAGAACCAGTAAAAGAAGCATTTGGCTTAAAAACAACCCAATATACATTTCCTCTTGTAACAGACACAGCATTAGTAAGAGTTAGTTCTGTTAATAAAATACCACCTGTTGCTAAAGATATAGTGTTAGCAGCAGCAAGAAATGTATCAGAAGGTAAATCTCCTGTAGCATTACTATCCATTATGCCAACATCAAGATTAGTTACTGCTGTTGTAACTGTACTAATAGGTATACCAATCCTTGTAATATTTCCAGTAAACTCTGAAATAAAAGGTATAGCAACACCAGTAGTAGATGCATTTATTACACTGGTTGAGCCTACAATATAAGATGCTTGGTCATATCCTATTTTTAAACAAGTGCCGGTAGTTATTATTGCCATTAAACAATCCTTACAATATTACCATTTGGTTCTGACAAATCATAAACAAGTTTTTTACCTTCAAGAATATTTCCACCAAAATGAGCACAATAACATACAATATATTTACGCAAGTTTTCTACAACTTCATTATCATATTGCACACAATCTTGTTCTAATGATATATTATTTACATATTCTAAACCAACATTGTCTGAAAAAACTACAGATACTCTTTCATCTGGCATAACATTATAAGATACTAAACCTAACTCAAAATATTCATTCATTTGTTATTCCTTGTCCACGTTGATTGTTTACCAGATATGCCAAAATACTGCTTAAAACAGCACTAATACCTGACTTCAAACTTGATACTAATGTTATCTCTAAAAGCAAAATAAAACTGTCAAATTTAGCATCATTTGGCAAGGTTGTATGAGAAAATACATTAGCAAAACTTGTAAAAAATGTAATAGTAAAAGCCATTGCCACTACCATAAACATCTTTTTAATGGATATGTTTTTCATTTGTTTTCTCCAGCATTTCTACTTTTGCTTGTAATACTCCAACAGTTGTATGTAGTTTATTTACAGCTTGTTCGTTATTTTCAATCTTTCCTTCTATTTTTTCGATTTGTCTGCTCATCTTTTCAACATCATTTTTAACATTTTTGACATCGGATGAAACATTATCTATCTTTTTGGAAATGTTGGAAAAAAATAAAAATCCTGGTATGGCGATTGTACTGATGACCAATATAGCATTACCTATTACTCCATTTATTACATTAGGGTCTACATTCATTAGTTTAACTCCAGCGTTCTATTAGGTCAGCTGTTGTAAATAAGCCTTCTGTTTGACCATAATCAGAATCTATAACTAAATAATATCTTTCCACAAGCGCATCATCTTTTATTTTAATCTTATCATCTGGTCTTATTTGAACATCTGATGGTAAGATTATTTGCCATTTAGATGAAGATGCTAATCCTCCGCCTGTTTGTTCTTCTTGCATATTTTTAGCAATAATACGAGCATTAACAGTGTAAATAACTCTATCATCTGTTGTAATACCGCCAGCAATATCTACTTCTGTTATTGCTCTATAAACAATAACAATGTCTGGCAAATGATATGCTGCGGATACATTTCTTATTTTATTTAAAAGGTTTTGATTTATCATTAGTAGATTACCACTGGTCTATATTTTTCAGCCATTACAATAAACTGTTTTTGTAATGCTTCGAGGTTAATATCTTGGCTACCATCTTTTGAACTAATAAGATTGGCTACTTTTGCTGATTTTAAAAACCATCCAGCCCTTACAGCTTGTCTTACATCATATCTTTCAACATTAGCAGTACCAAAATCTACCCAAGTAATAGTATTATCAACAAAAGCAACACCAGCAGCTCCATATGTGTAATAATCAGGAAATATATTTATACTTCCACTTGTACCTGCTTTGATACATTGATAAAGTCTACCATTTTTAACTATTGGTTCAACAATATCTCCATAAACATAAGATGATGAGGCTGCCCAATCAGAAGACCTTTTATAGTTATCAATAAGAGTGCCAAGTTCATCAGAGTTTAGTTCTGGATATTCTGTACTTTGGACCATCATAGATAGTTGTTGGATTGCTTGTGTTCTTGTTAGTGCCATATTTACCTCGCTGTTATTATTTTATCGTCTAACAAAATAAAAGGGGCCTCCATAAAGGAAGCCCCAGTTGAATAGAAACTTAAAAGATTATGTAAGTCTCTTAAGAACAATAACAGAACCAGCAGCAGATGAAGTGCCTGGGTCGTGGCAGGTAAAGCCAAAGCGCTCTACAGCCTTAAATGCAAGCTCATCGCTATTAAAAAGGTAATCAGATGAAACACTGATTTGCATACTTCTGCGGTCTCCAAAAACAGTACCAGTCTTAAGGTTAGCTAATGCACAAAGAGCAGTACCAGTAGTACCAGCAGCTGTGTTAGTAAGATGTTGACTGAAAACAACAGGATAGCCATAAAGAGTTGGTCTTCCGCTTTGGAAGTTCATTATGTCTAACGCAGCATTACCGCTTAAAGCATCCAGTCTATTGGCAACAACATCATTAAAGAATGCCTTGCTCATATACCACTTAGCATTTTCATTGTCAGCATATAATGGCAACTTACCTACCATTGTTCTGAAGTTAGCAAGTGTAGTAGCATTATAGTTAGCAGCGGTCCCAGTAGCAGCGCTGATTGAACCAACGTTGGAAGAAACACCTAAATTTTCCGTAATGAAGCCGTTGATATTACCATCAGTAGAAGTGGCAGAAGAACCAATCATACAAACTCTATCTTCTTCTTGTGCAAACTTGAAAGCCATATCTTGTGCGAGCGCTGTTCCGATTTCTATGATGCTATCTTCGTTAACTTCAGAAGTTACAGCAGTAAGAATACCAAGTTTCTTCGCAATGATTTGTACTCTCTCAAAGGTTGGTTGGGATGCTGTAATCGCAGTAGATTCTCCAACCCAATAAGCAGTTGTAGAAGCACTGTTTTTTGGAACCCAATAAGTATCAGAACTCATAGTACGGACAGTAGCATTTTGTCTAACTACACCATATTGTTCTCTCAAGAAAATAAGTTCAGCAACCAACTCATCAGGGACTAAAAATCCACCAGCAGAGTTTGTGGCTTCGTTAACTGCCTTATAAGAAGTGTTCTCTGAAAGCCATTGAATAGCTTTCTTGTTTCCACGAGTAGAAAGGGCAAACATACCAAAAGCATAGCCCATCTTTGCTTTTTCGTAACCAGTTGCGCCAGAGAATGGAAGACTCTTATAAGAAGCCTCCGCATATGGCATAATAATCTTAGCCGTATTTTCCATAATAATATCCTTGCTTTTTGTTTCAACAGGGAGAAGTTGCTTTTCTACACTTTTAAATGCTTCAATCTTCTCGCTGATTTTTTGATTTTCGTCTAACAACTTTTGTGCATCCTCAATAATGCCATCTTCTGCTTCAAGGATTGTCTTGGCCTTTACAGCATTATCATTTTTGAGGACTTCGAGTTCTTCGATTGTCATATATTTTTCCTCTTATAATAAATCTAACATTGCTCTTTTGAGTAATGCTTGTTTAACACTATCAACAGTTTTTACGTTTTGAACTGTTTCAGTTTCTTTTGCTGGTGTTTCATCTACATCTCGTAAATGAGACCAAACAATCCCAGACAAAACTTTTGCCTGGTTGTTAGATAAAGCAAATACATCTCGCATTTTCTTTTCTAAATCTCTAATAGTTTCAGGAGTGGCAGGCTTGAATGATTTTAACATAGCCATTTCAGCTGGTACACTCATATAAATATGTTCTGCTGCATTTTTAGCTCTCATAACAAAACCATCAAGAAGAGCATTAATATAACTAATATCTTTGCCTTCTTCTAAAACTACATATAATCCTTCGCACATCTTTTCAAATAGTTCGTGTACTACTTCTGATACTAAATCGCCTTCATAACCATTAAATAATGTGTCTGCTAACATTGTAGGGTCATCAGGTAAAACTAATGGCTCTTCTAACATTTCTTCTCTCATATCATCTTTCATTGGTTTATACATTTCCATATTATCTTTAGGATAACAAGCATCAACAAAATCAGATAAAGATTTAAATACTTTGTTTCTACTTTCTGCTGGTGTTGGTGTAAGAGAGATTTCAGCGATTGGCCAACTCTTTACTTCAAATGATGCGCCTTTTTGTGTTCTGCTTACTAAATGACCAGCAGAACCAGATGAATAACCTAACTTGCCTTCTTTTGCCAGTTCATTAATCATTACAGCATATTTATCTGCCATATTTAGTTGTGCTTCGAACCAAATACCAGTATCATCATAAGTAGCAATACCACTACCAATAGCATAAGTTTTGATTGTATTATCTTGTCCGTGGTGGTAATAAAGATTCATCTGAAACTTATCGCCTTTTTTAAGAGGACGACCATAATCAGTATTTTTAGTAAAGTAATCAGCTTCTAAATCAGTGTCAGAAGAGGAGCCAAATCTAATAGCATAACCTTTAATAACACCTTTGTCAGTTGCTTTGATTTCAGTCCCAGAATAATAATATTGATGCTCCATATTTTTTTACCTTATATCTCGTAGTGGTTTAATAATAGTTGTTGGTCCCCATTCTTCATCATATTTTATTCCAACAAATGTATCTAATGGTTTTCCAGCCTTCCACAAGTTATATCTTTCAGGACCTAATACCCTTTTTTTATCTTTTTCAGACAAACGATTAAAAAGTTGTTCTGCTGATGGGATTTTATCGGATACATCTTCAATACTGTCATCTCCTGTTATTTCTGCCCAAGTTTTAGTTTTAGGCACAATAACACAGCGACAGTTAGGATGAGTAGGAAGTATTTGATTTAACTTGTAAACAGTACCGTGTAAGGCATAACAAGCTGGACAAGTACGAGCATCTCCAGTTGCTAATCTTACATAACCACTAATAAGGTCAGTATTTTCATTATAGTTTGATACTGTTGCTGCTCTGGCTGCTCTTAAACTTTCTGTCCTTGCTATAGTATTTGCCCTATAAAGAGGCATCATTGTTTGTCTTTTTATTTCTGATGCTATTTTTAATGGATTTTGACCTTGAAGAATACCATTAGAAAGAGTATTAGTTATATCTGTACCATAATCAACAACAATCTTTTGGAATAAATCATCTAAAGGACTACCATTAGAAGAAAAACCTACAAACTCTTCCATAGCACCAGCATCAATAAGATTTATATTATATTCAAATCCTTTAGGTGGTTTTCCTAATGATGCTTCTATATTATCTT